ATTACGTTTAATATACCGAAGTAATTAGATATACCATGAACCTGTAGAGATAGTGGTGTAGGTAAACCTATGGGAGGTCCTATCATGACAGTTGCCAAAGGTACGCCTGGGTTTGGAACTAATCCAAAGAAAACAGGACCATTAGCAACCAGTGTGCCTGGAAAGACCTTTGGTACGCCTGGCAAAAATGATAGATCTAAAGCACCGACAACACACTTGTCACCGATCATTTGTATCGAACTTGTTACTGCCATCTATAAGAAATCCTTAAATCTGTCTGCAAATGCTAGTATCATTCCCAAGAAACCTCCTTGTTTCTTGTCCGTCTGAGTTCCCAAACTGATCTCAACACCAGCACTAACATCAACAAAGTTTCCACCCATACTTAATTTACCCACACATAATATATTCGCAGTGTTTCCTTCTAAGTTAGTTATTGGAGTTCTCACATAAAGTTGTCCAGTAACATCAACGGTCATCTCATTATCTACTTCAAATCTAACATTTCTCGCCTTTATAGTTAAGTCTCCGTCTTGAACATCAATCAACATATCTCCATACTTACAAGCGATGTTCTTCGCCAAAGAACCTTTCTTTGTTCTTAATCCTACAGTTTCATATGAACAATCATTGACAACTAATTTTTGTGTGCCATCTTTATAAAATGCAATTCCCTGCCCTTCATCTGTGACCATTGAGTAGTCGATGGTTTTACCTTTTAAATCACCTTTGGTTATAGGAAATCCAGACGCTACCCTAAATCCAGGCACGTTTTTATAATACTGTTTGGTATTTTTCTTTTGAGTGTTATCTGACATTAGTATCCGCCTCCGTAGCCTCCGCCACCCGATCCGCCAGACCCGCCACCACCAGCAGGAGGAGGACTAGGAGGAGGAGTGCTTGGTGGAGTTTGTGGCGGAGTTGGTTGTTGAGGAGTTGTTGGTTGAGTTGTTTGCTGAGGTGTGTTATTGATTGTTGGAGTTGTATCAGCAACACTTGTGTCAGGCTGACTCGTTGTAGTGGTGTCGGGAACATTAGTAGTTTCAGTGGTCTGAGGAGATTGATTGTTTGCTGGTTCACTTGGAGGAACATAGTTTGATCTCACTGGTTGACCAAGACTTTCCTCTTTAGTATTGTATATTGTATCATGTGGGGTGTTCACATGGAAAGCACCGACCATCTTACGTCCTGTTGCTGGATGGAAGTGGAAAGGTCCAAAGTATGGGTTTCCGTTAACCCAACCAATTTGTTTCTTAGGTAAACTGTAAACACAATCAACCACCTTAACAAATAGATTTCCACCAGCTTTCGCACCATCAGGAATTGGTATTCCTCCACCACCAAATCCACCGTCAATGGAAGGTCTAGCTCCACTGTCCGCAACAAAATTAGGACTGTAAGAGATTATCGGTATTAGTTGAGCACCTCTTCCTGTCCTTGTATTTATTGTGACTTCTGGGATTGACTTATGTTTATCTTGACAGTTTATATTGTTAATTCCAACTATAGATCCAGCTGGAGTTACGACTAAATCAAATGTACAAGCACCAACTTGTCCAGAGTCTCCTGACGTATATCCAATGCCAGGTCTGTATGGTATGAGACTTGTAACAATACCTACTGCCTCACTACCTATTCCAGAAATTCCTCTAGTCGTAAAGTTATAAGTATCAGTTCTCGCCAAACCAGCGAAAGAGTTATCTGCAAGGTCTTTGAATGAACCCTCAGACATTGAAATATAGTATTCAGTATTGAATTTAAGATCATTCTTTGGATCAACTTTGATGATTCTATCGGATAAGAATGATATCCTGTTGTTTTTTATATTGATTCTTTCATGTACAACATTGCTCACGGATTCTGTAATGACTACTTCTCCTACACCTTTTACAATAGGTTCGTTAAAAGTTATTGAAAGAGATGCAGATGTTTGAACACCAACAGCATCATCAGCTGGAGTTGTAAATGTAATGTATGGAGGAACATCCTCTGATCCCTCTATTGGAGTAGGACCTTCTGTTACAGGATACTTTGGAGGAATGACATTAGTTGCTATACAGTATCCAGACCCAGCAGAAAGCATGTAAACATCAACAACTTTTCCTTCATCATCTATAATTGCCTCAGCCTTAGCACCACCACCCTTTCGAGTTTTATCTACAATGGTAATTGTTGGTGGTTCTGTGTAGTTTCTGCCTGGCTCTGTAATCTCCAGTGTTAGTATGCTTCCATCCTCAGCTGATACGATTGGAACTAATGCAGCAGTTTTAGTTCCGTCACCATGAACTTCTACTTTTGGAGGAATACACTCTGACCAAAAGAATCCAGGCGGAATACCATGGCCAAGATCATCTTGAGTCTTTGGACTTTGAGTTTTATTATTGCAATCGAAGAACTCAGGTATTCCACCACCCATCATACTGAGGATAGAGAATCTTGCTCTCGCATCATATACTCCTGTTCCGTCTTCATTATCTCCTGAGAAACTAGCACTATCAGCAAATTGTTCTAGTCCCTTCAACACTTCCATATTATCTAAAACACTACTCATCTTAGTAGCTGGTTTTGTGTTTAGACCCATACCCTGTGTCCAATCTTCATATTCTTTACATGCTAAACCAGTACAATTTAAGAATGATAGTATCATATTAATATAACTACTGATCTTACCTAACAGACCACCGATACTACCTAGAGCACCCATCAACCAATCTAATCCGTCTAGTATTGGTCCTAATAATCTAGTCAAACTATCATATATGCCTCCCAAAAGGTTGGCTATGGCCTGTTCGATGGCACAAACTGTAGGGTTAATTGCTTTACCTACCATGTTCAACAACATATCTTTCAACATGTCGAACAAGTCCTCAAAACTGGTGTCAAACAAACAGAATATGATGTCTATGATTTTTTGTAGAGCCTTAGACACCATAGGTTTTTGTGGTTCTGGAACTATGAGTGCCTGTAATTTTCTGAATATACCCGATAGAAGTTTTGTTATCTTATCTCTAATCTTATTCATTATCTTCTTTATCGCAGCACTAATCAACCTAGTGAACTTGTTGACTATTCTCTTTATGTCTCCGATAAGATTATTGGCAGCATCAATATACACCCCAGCAAACTCCGTCAATGAGTTTACTGTGGTTAGGAAACTACCTAACTTTGTTGCTATGTCTGCTATGGGATCTTTACCACAACCATCATCTCTAGTATGAGGTCCTAATTGTGTATTATTAAAGTTATTGGTTGCAGCATCTTCCTTAAATCCACCTTCTGTTTCTCCACTTCCATCTTCTTCCTGTTGTTTTTCTTCCTCTATTTCACCAACTTTGTTCTCAGCATTTTCCTCTGGTGTCGCTACTGGTTTCTCTTCTGCTATAAATTCAGTGGTAGGTTGATAATCAAATATTTTACCACTTACAACACCAAAGGCATTTTCCTCTGACGTTGCTATACTCTCTCCCTCTTGTATGGTGCTGCCTTGATAATTTCCATAACTTTCTGGTGGTTTCTCAAAGTTTGCAGGACCAAAATCTTTGTTTACGTTTCTTGCTAAAGCACCAAAAATTACTGGTTGTTGTGCTTCCTCTCCATCCAAAAAGAAACCAAAGACAGTTTCTCCACCAACCATGCTAGAACTCTCACCCAACATTCCTTGTCCAGCACCTTTAGAGGCATCCACCAAAACATGAGCCCAAGGCAGATCCTCATCAGGTAAAATGTTCTTGGAAAATGAATGAAATCCTATTATTCTAACTTTACATCTAAATGCCCAGCCCTCTTCTAGATCAGTAGACTTGTCTCTCCAAACATCAGGAGGAGCAACTTGTCCAATCCACCATACGAATCCATCTCGTCCAACAAAGTTGGTCTGTAAAAGAGCACTGTCTAGCATTAGTCGTCATACACCAAACATTCTGGTTCGTCTGGGTGCATATCGCAGAATAGTTCTAGTGCATTAGGATCATGATGATCTCCCGCTTCGATCTCTTCTTTGTGATGTTCTGCATAGATTTCTAGTTCCTCTAGTTCTACTTTAGCATGTCTGCGTGCTGCAGGGTTTGCTAAAGGATCTTCTGCAATTTTCCTATCTTTTTCGATGTGTTTTTCTATACTTTCCATAGATTTCTCCTTATTGTATTCCATAAGAATCTCTTACGAGATTTAGAGCAGATACGTTCCGCCCTTCAGTAATTTCAAAATGATGTCTCAAACTACGAATTAAGTAGATTCCGCTTAGTTCCTGATCAGATTCTTTAGTTCCAGTTCCACCTGATTCCTCAGGTCCAACTTTAGGGAAAATTAGTCTAATCGGTGTACCAACTCTCAAGTTAATATTACATGGTATAGTTATATTTAGGGACTGTTGGAACAGCAATGTGTATCTAGAGAACGACTTTGCCATGTCAGAAATGGTTCTACCAGAACCTTTTTCGTTCAATTCGTGATCCCACATTCCCGAATCACCTAACCTTACTAATACTCTTGAGGCGAATTTTGTTATATCACCTTGGGGTATAGGAACAGAGTCGCCAGCAGTCTTTATGTTGGCTTCCTCAATTTCCTTTGCTAAGTTAAATTGTATTGCATCTGCTTTCCAGTTTAACGGATCATAGAAATATGTCAAGTTACTGTAAAGACCAACTCTTAAATTTTTCTGTAGATTAGTAGTCTTGTCAGTATAATGATTGATAATCTGTTTTTCATTCTCACTACCATCTCTGCTTATCATACCAGAATATGTGTATGTTTCTACGCCATACTCTTTTGATAGATCCTGAGAAGTTATATCTTCTGGGTATTCTACTTGTGTAGCATCTATCATTTTATCCACGGATCTAAAATTAAATCCATCATAGTCTTCGTAGAAAAAGAATCCAGCAGTTCCTTTTGCCTGACTACCAGCCTCACCTGTAGCATTACCTGTCACAGGCACCGCCTTTGGGCATAACCATGTGCAAGTATAAAATGCCTTTTTATTGTTTCCTATGAATCCATATTCAGTGGCAGATGGTTCTATCTTCTTTATTCTTGCTTCATCAACCTCAAGTATATCCTTTAATATTGTCTCTACATGAGAACTGATTTGTGCTCTGGGGAATCTATTTCTACATCTGACAGTTTCATTCTTCAAGTTTTCTAGTGTACAACACTTAAGTGTGAATATCTCCTGTCCTTCCGTCTGTGTTAATCTTTCAATGGCAACAACATACAGTGGATTTTCATTTGAATCACCAAATGTTATATCACCGTAATCAGTTCCAATAACTATATCTATTCTCTCATATCCTCTGATAGGAACTAAACTATACAATGCTTGAGTAGTAGATATTTTTAAGTCTACTGTAATAGAGGGTGATAGTATATCCTCATAATAATCGAATGACACCACAGAGGCAGTAATATCAAGATTATCTACCTCTCTCTTTTCTTCATCTTTTGACCCACCCTTCTTGAAAATAATCTTATTTTCTGGGGTTATTATTATTCTTTTAAAGTGAGTTTTTAAGAGTGATGACATTAACTAGCACCTAAACTATTGAGTGTTAAAGTAGCAATGATTGCACCTTCATCCGCAGGCATAAGAACTGTGCCTGTTTGCATTTCACCACCCATTGAAGCTGAAGCTATACTAGCATCACCTTTATTGTTTACTGGTGGCACCGCAATAATGTTTGTTCCTCCTCCGCCGCCTGGTTGGTCATAAGGCATGGATTTGTTTGGAAGAGTCATTGCCTGTATCATTTCTCCAGATGTTTCAACTGAAGATGCTGAAACCTCACTGGTTGTGTTCTTATTCAATTTATCAACAACTTTGGATGCAGCCTCACCTTTAGTTATACTACCATCTTTATTCAAATCTAGACCCTTATTTGCTTCATATCTTTCCACAAACTTATCATTCATTGCACCTTCACCAAACAAAACAAAGTCATCTGGTTTACCAACTGCAGCAGGGAATAATACACTCATATACAAATCAGAAACATTCCCCTCTTTACCGTCCATACGACCAGTATAGTTCTCTTCTAAAAACTTTTCAACATATTCTAACTGTT